GAAGCGTTTGGTGATCGGTTCCGAGCAATGCAGGGTGCTCTCAAGAAGCTCGGCACCCATCCCTGGAACCTGCTCCACCATCCAGAGCGACAGGCTCTGCTCACCAACCTGGCGGACAAGCTCGACGCCCTGAAACAGGCGGGCAACGACTTTGACGCCGCCATAAAACCGGCCAAGCCCAAGCCCACCAAACCCAAACCGGCCACGGACAAACAGTCCGCATCCAAGAAGGAGGAATAGCCCATGCCTTTTGACATCAATCTCAAGAATCATCTCACCCCCAAGGCAGTGGCCCAGGTCATCAAGGACGCGCCCCCGCTGAATCTGCCCGTGCGCCAGACCGTGTTCAAGGCCTCCAAACAGCACCCTCTGCCGATCATCGGAGTCGATGAAATTTCCGAGGTCATTCAGAACGTCCCTGTCGTACGCAGGGGGACCCCTGCCGTACCCATTTCGCATGGGTCACGATCCATCTCGTACATCGAGCCCCAGGGCATCGATGTTTCGGATTTCGTATCCGCGGCAACGCTGAATAACTGGAAACTGCTCGATTCTTCCGGCCTCCAGCAGGTCATCAACAACAAACTGGGGACCATGCAGCGCACCATTCAGAAGACGAATGAGGCATTGTGTGCCCAGGCACTGACCGGGTCCATCAACTACCAGATGCAGACCGACATCGGCCTGGACACTTACGAGATCAGCTTCGGCACCCCCCACTCTTACAGCCCGGACATACTCTGGACGGCCGAGACTACCAAGATTGCCGACCTGTTCCGCCATCTCTCGGACCTGGATTCCGAGATCCAGGACGCCGGATGGGGCGGAGACGTGATCACTCTGGCCGGGAAAAAGGCCTATCAGGCCATCATCAAACTGGCGGACACCCAGGCCGCGTCCAGGTCCACAGTCAAAATCTCCATGAACGGGAGAGAAATCAACATCGGCGGGTATATTGTCCGTCAGGTCTCGGCCTCGTACAAGGGGTCCATGGGGAGCGCCGTTAAGGAAATCCCGGATACCAAGGTGTGCATGGTCGACCTGGCCGCCCCTCACACCATGTTCTACCTCGCCCTGGACGACATGGAAGCCGGACTGGTGCCCATGCCCTTCTTCGCCTCTCCGGAATACAAGAAGAACCCCAGCGGAGTGGAGATCGTGGGCCGGTCCAAGCCCATCCCGGCCCCGGTATGCAAAGCCGTCTGCTGGGCGACCGTTGCCGCGGAATAGCCCATGTATCAGGAACTGCTCGAGCTAGTGAGCCCCGATGATGTCCGGGGCTCACTGGACACCCAAATCATCGAGTCCCTGGGCGGAAGCGACAATCTGACCTCCTCTGTCTCCGCCGCTTGCGCGTGGGCCTTTGCCATGCTCCGCAAGGCGGGCAGGACGTCATTGCCGGAAGAAACGGACGTGCTCAGGTTCGCCCTGATCAAACGGGCCGCCTACGAGCTCTATACCTCGTGCGATGTGGAAGAAGATGCCGAGGATAAGCGAAAGGACGCCTACATCCTCATGCAGGGACTGCTGGGCACGAACATCGAAGACCAAAGCCAACCAGCATCAGGGAGTATTTCCTTTGACCGCGTATATAACTCAACTCTCATCCCCCCTGGATTCGAAGAGTATTGACACCCAATACCTGCCCCCGTTTGAGTTCTACAGCCTCCCCCGGGTAGGCGGGTATTTTTCGGAAATCCAGGCCATGCTCATGGACTCGCAGATCCAGGCCAACCTGGGGCTGCGCAAACGTACGGCACTCTCCTTTCCCCGGCAGATCACCGGGGATGAAAAAGCCTGCGCCCTGGTCGGGGACACCCTGTCACGCATCACCTTCCAGCACGACCTGGAGGGGATGCTCGGATGCCTGGAGTACGGCTACATGCCCAACGAAATCATCTGGGAACTCAGGGACGGCATCTGGTGGATCCGATCCATCGAACAGCGTGACCCGAGCAAATTCAGGGTCCACAAGGAACGTGGCTGGCAGATGCGGATAGACGGGTCCTGGGAGGATGTTCCACCTCGCAAGTTCATCATGACCACCCACCAGGCGGGATATGAGAACCCCTACGGGACGAGCTGTCTGCTCTCGTCGTATCCGGCATGGAAGGCGAAGCTGGCCGTTTCAGCATACATGGTGAAGCTGGCCAAAAAATACGCAGTCCCCTCGGTCATCGCCCTGAGCGATGCAGCCAGCGACGCGGAGCTCAACAAGATCAGCGACACCCTGTCACAGCTCGAATCGAGCTCGGGTGTAGCCCTGGCCGGCGTATCGAGCATTACACAGCTCACGGCAGACGGTCAGGCAGAGGCGTTGCGCACTGTCATCGAATTCTACAATCTGGAGATTGCCAAGGCCGTCACCGGTCAATCCCTGGCCATGGAACAGGGCGATACAGGGTCGTACGCCCAGGCTCGGGTACACGAAGGATCCCTGGCCAAGCTCGCGGCCCAGGACGTCACCGCCGTGGCCCACAAGCTGAACCACACGCTGATCCCCTGGATTCTGGAGCTGAACGGGATACAGGGCACGGCCTTTCTGTCCATATCCACGGCCACACCCCCCAGCCTGGAAGACTTTGTCAAGGCCATCGAGGCAGGGGTTCCGGTATCCCGACAGGGATTCTACCAGGCCACGGGACTCCCCCAGCCCAAGGACGATCAGGACACGCTGGCCCCCCGTCCAGTCCAAAAGCAACCCGTCAATCTGGCCGACAGCGACGACTACCTATTGATACGGACCTAGACATGAACAATGCCACAGATCTGATGATCCGTGACGTCTTCCTGCTCAAGCAGATGGAAGAGGTCACGGATCAGTTACAATCGGCAACGGCCAGGGCCATGGAGCAGGAGATCAGAGACCGGTTCGGCCTGCTCGGCCCCAAAGACATCAAGACGACCAAGGCCAAACCCTTTGCCCAGGTCTACACCCGGGCCATGGCCGTTTCATTCCTGTACGGCATGCTGCATGTCCAGAATCTGGAAAAGGACCAGATCGCCCTTTCCGACAAGGCCTTCAAGGTCAATTTCGCCGAGGCCGAAGAGGCCCTGGCCTCCCTGGTGGACATGCCCAGGAAGGAATACGAGGACCTGGAAGCGGGGCTGAAATTCCGGGCCTTCACCATCGCCCGGGTCAGTCAGGACGATGTGGTCCGCAAGGTCAAGCAGGCCTACCAGGCCCACATGGAGCAGGGGAGATCCCGGCACGAGCTCCTACAGGAAATGGACGGCATCCTGGAGCGGGCAGGCGTATCCTCGAACAACCCCCGGTGGCTCGAGACCCACTACCGCAACAACACCATGAGTGCCTACAACGCGGGCAGATGGACCCAGCTGCAGAAATCCGATACCAGCCAGTTCCTCATGTACAACGCCATCATGGACGGGAGCACCACCGAACTCTGCAAGAAGCTGCATGGGCGGGTACTCCCCAAGGATCACGCTTTCTGGAAAAAGTTCCATCCGCCCAATCACCATAACTGCCGATCACTGATCACCCCGGTGAGCAAGGGGCAGGTCAGGGCAAGGGGGCTCAAGGTGGAAAACATGACATCAAAGCAGTTCTACGAGGAAGACCCCGATCTCAAGGACGTGGTGGAGCAGGAACACCAGTTCCGGGCGCACCCCCTGGGGAGCTGGGATGTCATTCCCGAGAGCATGGCGCGACGTGCGGAAAAATCCGGCTTATGGTGCGACATTTTCCGGATGTACAAACAAAGCCTGTCCAAGAAGTATTGGGAGCGGAAAAAGGCGTGGCTTGCCAAATTGCAGCCTTCCAAGGGGATGATGGAGCATATCAACGGATCCGCCCACACAAGGGGCATCGGTCGGGAAGCAGTCATGGAGACGATCCGGACCCCTGACGAAACATACCTTGCAGGGACAAAGACCGGAAAGGGGCTGGAGAAAAGCTATCGGCTGGTGAGATGGACAGGGTCGGAAAAGGGACTTATGGTTTGCGTCAGGGAAAAGGTAAGAACCGCCTACCCCATAACAAAACAGCAACTCAAAGACCTGGTGGGAAAATATGGACTGGTTAGGCTTTAAAGACGAAGTGAGGCGGGGGACCTTCGAGAATGTCAAAGCGCTCCTGCTCGACCCGCAAGACACCCTTGAAATAGAGCTGGGGCTATTCATCCTCGACGCACTGCACGAAAAAGGCGAGCTGACCCAAGATCAACTCGCCTGGCTGCGCAACAAGCTTTCCCGAACGCCGCTCATATTCAATCATTCAATCCGCCGAAGCCTCCCCGCCCCACCTCCACAGGACCGTTTCTGGTGGTACGACCAGGACGAACCCCCGGAAGAGCAGATAGCCCGGGACCGCGAGTTCGACACCTCTTACACCGCCCGCTGATCATACCTCTCCATAATTTCAGTCACGGCCCTTTCGAGGGCCGTCATCATTTCCACGGACTGGCCGCTCAGGGCCTGCTCCAGCGTTTCCGCAACATCCCCGGATTGACCGCCGCCGTCCATGGTGACCACAGGGCTGAACGTGAGGTTCACGGTCACTTCACGACCCGCCTGTGATCCGGATGGGGCATGCTGTGCCCCTACCCGCTGCAGGGCCTCCACCTGAGGCGGGGAAACGGCGTAGCCTGCCCGGCCCAGCAGATCGGGAAGGACCGGGGAAGTCCCTTGCTGCCCGGTCTGCACGATTTCCGTCTGCAGGCTTTCCGCCTTCACCCCGTCCGGAACCGCAGCCCCCGCCGGAATCCCGCCGACACCCACAGCCAATGCCGCAGCCGTGCCCGCAATGGCCCCCTTGGCCGTTTTTGCCAATCCAGGACCCGCCGCCTTGATGCCGGTCCCCATGGTCTCCAGCACCTTGCGGCCCGATTCCGTGAGGGACGACAGCGGCCCTTCCTTGGCGTCGGAGAACGGGAGAAGATTCCGCAGTTTGGACAACCCGCCCTTGAGCGCCCTGAACGGAGCCGTCACCGCAGACGTGATGCCCGAGGCCAGTGTCTTGAGCAGCTTGGCCCCGGATTCGGACAGATCGATATTGCTGAAAAAATCCACCACCTTCCTGCCCATGTTCCAGAGCATGCCCAGGGGCGAGAAATCCCACGCCATCTTCAACCCGCTTGCCAGATATCCTCCCAGCTTGGAGATCCACCCGAACGCGGTCTTTACCCCCTCGGTGATCTCATCCCAATATTTCCAGACCAGGAACGCGGCCCCGGCAACGGCCATAATCACCGCGCCCACCGGATTCATGGCCAGCGCCATAAAGCCCCGACCCAAAAACAGCGCGGCCTTGCCCGCCACGGAAAACCCGGTGGCCAGTCCGGCGAGCACCGGACCGATAGCGGCCAGCCCCGTGGATATGCCGGAAACAACAAACCCCACAGCGGCCAGGCCTGCGGCCAGCCCACCCACAACGATCACCGCACCGGCCATCAGGGTGACGAATTTGGCAACACCCGGATGTTCCTTGGCGAACGCGGCAACACCGGAGGCGATCACGGCCAGCGCTTTCCCCACGGGAGCGAGAGACTTGGCAATGTCCCCGGCCCCCTGAGTGAACACGGACTTGGTGGACCGCCAGGACTGGCCCAGATGATCCACCAGGGTGAGAGTTTCGGCAAACTGCCTGCTCGAGGCACCCATGCTCCCGGCCATGACCGCGTCGGCCCCCTGCAGTCCCTTGCCCATGGCCCCGAGCACCTGGGCGGTCATGTCTTCCGACCCCTGTGTACCAAAAATCTGCTCTGTGATATTCCGGGCCGCCTGGGCGTCCCTCTCGTACAGGGCGGACATCTGGGTCATCAGGCTGCCCCATGCCTCGGACTTCATCTCGTTATTCCCGGTAAGCAACCCCTGGCGCAACTGCCCCAGCTGCCCCTTGATCCTGGCCCCGGCCTCTTCCATGCCGAACCGACCAAGGATTTCGTCAATGGACCCCTCCTTGTCCCCGGACCCCATCATGGCATCCCACATATCCACGTCAGAGATGCGGGCTTTCCACGCCTCCTTTACGGAATCGGCGATCTTGTCGAAATTCATGGCCCCTGCCTGAGCACCACTGATGAGCATGGCGGAAAACTGCTGCGCGGAGAGTCCGGCCTCCCTCATGGTCGGACCGTATTCCCAGAAGGTGTCCAGGAGATCATCGGCCTTGTCTCCGGCCTGCTCGGTGATCGTGGAGATGAGATCGAGGGTTTCCCGGGTTGACAGCCCCCAAGCCGACTTTGCCTGGCCAGCCGCCTTGACCACTGTGGTCGTGTCCATTTCGGGATGCACGTTGGAAAATTCCATGAGCGCCATGACCGCATCCGTGGCAGCGTCTCCGGTCAATCCCAGCTGCTGGACAACGAGCTGCAGGGCAGGGGCGATTTCCTGCACGGTCTTGCCGGTGCGGACATACACGCCCGTAAGCGCGGGCTTCATGGCCTCGGCCTGTTCCTTGGTCAGAGTGGTGGTGGCTGCCAGGTGGGACAGCGCGGAGTCATATTCGTACACCCCGCGAGCCAGTGTGCCCACAAAGGCCCCGGCACCGGCAACGGCAGCGCCACCGGCCAACCCGGCTCCCAGGGACATGCCGGATGATTTCTTTTCGGCCTTGGAGACATCGCCCAGTTCCTTTTCCAGTTTTTTGAGCTCACCGGTCAGGTCTCGGGTGTCGAGTCCGGCATCGGACAGCCCCCGCGAGAGCTTCTTGAGGGAGGTCAGATTCTGGTCCTGCTCGGCCGTGGTGGAGGCGAGCTCGGCGCGTAGATCGCCCTCCTTGTCCTCCAGGGAGATGATCTCCTTTTCCAATTTGTTCAGGGCTTTTTTGCCCTCCAGGGCCTCCTTGCCCTGGCCGGACATGGACTTTTTCAGTTTGTCCACCTGAGTGGCGAGTGCTTTTTTCTGCTTGGATACGTCGTCCAGCTCGGAGGCCAGCGCGGCCTGTTTTTGGGACAGCCCTTCCATGGCCGTTTCGGCCTGCCGGTAGGCCTGGACGTCGGCAACTGTTTTCTGGAGATCCTTTGTCCTGGATTTGAAATCGGCGGTCTTGGCCTCCAGCTCGTCGATCTTGCGGGAATAAAGATCCTTGACGCCCACGGCGAGATTGAGAGCAAAATTGTCTTGCATGGGAACTCCTGCGTATACATGTTGGGGTAGGGGCAAGGCGCGCCGTACCCGTACGAAAAAAGGGCGGCCCGAAGGCTGCCCCTGCATTATTTTTTCTGACTATCCCGGACCGCCTTGAGGTAGGTCATCAGGGCGTCGGCCGCTGCAATGAACTCCTCGGGCTCATGCTCCATGAGCGATCGCGCATCCTGGCCGTGGTCCATCAAGAAGCCGAAGACGGTTCTGAAATCGACTTCTTTCCAGCGAAAAAATCGGCGCCCGCCATGGAAGCGAACAGGTCCATGAAATCCTCGTAATCGAGCTTGTCGGCCAGGATGTCTGCGGGGATCCGCTTTTTATCGGATCCAAAAACGCACACCTGGGACAAGACGGACAGCAGAACAGCGTCCCCGTCTGCCTCGCCGAACACGCCCTTGGCCTCCCTGGTCGCGGTAATCCGATCGCGAACCCGGGGTCTTCGTGTGATTTCAGCCTCGCCTATCTCCTGGCCGTCGTGGGTGAAGGGATATTGCAGGTCCATTATTACCTCCATTGATTGAGATTGTTAAGAGTAGGGGCACGGCGCGCCGTGCCCTTGCGTAGGCGCGCCGTTACACAGTCGTCGTATACGTATTTCCGTCGAGCAACAGCTTGAACTCGATAGTCACGGTCATGCGGCCCGAGGCATCACCGGGGATGGCCGGAGTGACCTTGGCCACCTCGATCCGGGGCTCATACCTGCGCAGGGCCTTGATGACCTCCTTGACGATAAAAGGCGCCCTGGCGTGGGGCCGATCCACCTCGTCCCATGCGCCGCATCCGAATTCCGGGTCATGGATCTTCTCGCCTTTGCGGGTGAGCAAAATAACCCGGATGGACTGAAACACGTCATCGAGCAGGCTGGACAATCTACCGTTTGCATCCAGATTCAGGGCAAAGGTGGTTTCGGACATGGACACTTCCTTCCTGTAAACGTTTATAAACGTTTATAACGGGTCAAATTCGCGTTTTTCGAAACCTTCTGGCTCTTTGGTCGGAGAATATTTTCAAAGCCCGTATATGGGCGCTCAGGGCGTTTTTTAGTTAGCGAACACATCGGGGCTGGCGGATACGCACACCCCCGCTCCGCAAAACTCTGTTACGGCATCGCCGTTTCTTGTGACCAGCTTGCCGTTTGCGTCCAGGTCAGGACTGCCCTGGATATTCATATTCACCCCACAGTGGGGGCACGTATGCACGCTGATATCGAAAACCCGCGTCACCCGTCTGCCATTGGCGTCCACATCGGGACTAGCCGTTATGTGTGTACCCACGCATCCATGGGGACAACAAGGAAGGCCGTGGCTGCACACGCCGACTGTCAGGTCACCCATCCTGGTCACCCCGGACATCACCCCACCTCCTGGAGATACTCGTTCCAGGCCATGCTGCGCCCCTCGTTCGGCAAGCTGGAAAGCATAGGGGGTTTGTCAGCGCATGCAGGATCAATATGGAAATCCTTGCCATATATCTGGCCATTGCCGTCCAGGTCCTGGTTCCCCATGTATTCATTCACCAGGATTGCAGCCTTTGGAACAGTGGCTCCGGCCTGATCCCAATGTTCGATGTCAATATGTGTAAGCAGGCTCAAAATTCCTTCCTGAACCATCTTGAGCTCGTCCAGTTTTGCAATGATGATGGATTCATCGGTATACGGTGCAGGCATTTTTCTTCCCTACGGGTTAAGGTGTATAAAAGATGCTTTTGCTGTCAGCTCTCCAGAGACCGTCACGTCTGCATTGCCCCCCACCTCGGCACTCACGTTTCCGCCGACCTTTACATTCACATCCTCGTCAACGGTGAAATCATCCACCTTGCCCTTGATGTGCCCGGACAGGTTATGGCTTGCCCGGTCATACTCCAGCCAGGATCCGTCCTTGAACAGCAGGTGCCACTTGTCCTGGGAATTGACAGGGGGCGCGTCCTGCGCGTTGTACGTGGCCCCTATAACGAACCCGGTCTCCATGCCGGAGACCGGAGGAAAGCAGACCACCACCTGTTCACCCACATCGGGCATGAAATACGCTTTGTCCTGCAGGGTCTTGTGATGCAGCACGGGCAGCCACCAGGAAACCACATCATCCCGGTCGGGCAGGGTCACCCGCACCTTGGCGGTGGCAGGGTCGGTCTCGCAGACCTCCCCCCAGCAAACCATCCGCGTCATCCTGCTCTCAAGATCCCGAATCCGGTTCTCCATCTCCAGCAACCGCTTCATCACATCGATTCCCTCCAACCGGTCAACCCGGTCAACAAGGTCAACAGGGTCCCGTAGGGGCCGTCACGCGGGTCCCTATATCCCAAAAAACCGCTCGGCCATCCGCCCCAACGCATTCACCACGCCGCCTTCTTGTCGATGCCCCACGGGCACCGCCCCCACGTGCCGGGACTCGTAAGCCGCTACGGCATACGCCAGGGCGTCGGGCAGATCATCGTGCCCGCCGCCGGGAAATTCTTCCAGCTGCTGCAGGAGCAGGGTCTGGGACCGGTGAAAGCAGAGCACCCCGTTCTCCACCAGAGGGGCAACCGACCGGATACGGACCTCCTTGGACGCCTTGGGTTTGACCCCGTGCAGCGGCAGAATGACACCCATGGCGCTGGCCTGCCGAGCCACGACCCTCTTGTAGATGGCCTGGAACACGAGATCCTCGAACAGGATGACCCGGGGCCTGTACTGCTTCCACTTGCCCACGATCGCCGCTGCAAGCTGCAGGTCGCTGACCCGTTCGCCCACCGCGTCCAGCACGTAGATGATGCCTGTTTGCAGGTCCTTGCCCAGGATCACGATGCCCTGGTAGTCGCCCGCCGTCTTTCCCGTGGACGGATCCACGGCCATGACCACGTCGAGCCGGGCCGGAACCTGGTTGCGCTCGTAAAATTCGTTCCACTCGGGCTTGAACACGCGGTCCTCATCGGACACCGGTTCGTTCTGGTATTCCGTGGAGAACGCCGCCGTGCCCATCTCCCCCTTCTTTTCTTCCAGCTTTTCCAGGGTCCAGTATTCCGGCCACAGGGGAGTGCCGTCCTCCTTGATGGCCCGGTACTTTTTCACGAACCAGCCGGGCTTGCCCGCGAATTCGTCCAGGAACCGCTTGAGTACGGAATCGTAATGCAGGATGGTGCCGATATAGAAAATCTTGGCGTCTCGCCCCAGGGGGAAGACAACCCGCCGGATCCACTTGTCCAGTTTGGACCGCATGACGGCAGAGTTGGCCACCACGTCCTTTTCCAGGTCGTCCATGACCACCAGGGAGGGGCGCTTGCCCCGCTTGACCATGCCGCGCATGGACGAAGCCGCGCCCTTGGCCGTGACGCATGCCCCGGACCTGAGCACGATGAGATCCTGCCTCCAGACGTCGGTCTTCTGGTCCCCGAAGTCGGCCAGGATCTTCTCGTTGACCTCCAGTTCCTGCTTGACGTTGAACAACTGCTCCTGGGCCATGAGGGACGATGCCGCAATGACCACGACATAGTCTTCCTTGCCCGAGAGCAGCGCCCACATGACATACCCCACATACACCAGGGTGGTCTTGCCGTGGTTGCGGGGAGCGGCCAGAGCGATCTTGCGCAGATCCGCGGACTCGAGGATTTCAATGACCTCGGTATGAAATTCGGAAAAATCCGATGTGAACAGGTGGGGCAGGTAGGTCCGGCAGAAAAAGAAAAAATCTCGTTTGGCCCGGGTAACCCGGCCATTGCGGCCCGGATCGGCGTTGCCGGGCAGATGGCGTTTCAAGTCGGCAAGAATATCAGCCACGAGGCTTCACCTTCTCGATCTTGGCCATGACGGACGACAGCAGCTCCGGATCATCGCCCAGGGCCTTGCCGATCTCGGAAAGGATGGTCTCCCTGGCCTGTTCGAATCCCTTTTCAAACTCCATGCGCAACCGGCCCATGGAGACCTGTGCCCTGGCCATCTTGGCCACGACATCCGCAAACTTGACAGGATCATCGAAATCAACGGCATCGAGCCCCTTGGCGAACTCGAACAGCCGGTGGGCCAGCAGGGATGTGGTGGTCTCCAGGACATCGGTGTTGGGATTGTCCTTGACCGTATCGATGAGCAGCTTGGCCTCATCCAGGGACTGACTGTACTGCCGGGCCACCTCCCGATAGCTCTTGAGGGACCGATGGATGCACCCGCGCGAAACGTCGTACCCGTCGTCACGAAGCCTGGCCTCGATATCCCGGATGGTCATGTGCTCCTGTTCGTACATGCGCACCACATCGTTCAGCAGGTCGTACAGCTCTATCTTGGATCGCCTGGCCATTAGTTGCCCTCCAGGACCAGCACACACCGGTCGTCGAGATCGCCCTCGAGCAGATCGACGCCCGCGGCCGTCAGCCTGTAAGTGATTACCTTCCTGTATCGTCGCACGGGATGTTCCTTCTCCGACCGCTCCAGATACCCCTTGTCAGCGAGATAGGCCAGGGCGTCCCGGATCTCCGTATCCCGGTAGTCCTGGTAAAAAGCCCCGATGATATCCAGATCCATGACCGGCCTGGGGTACACGTGCCGAAGGAAGTCCAGGATCATCCCGCGAAGTGTTTTACTCTCCACGTTCGTTTCTCCCTTTGTAATAGGCAAAATCGTTCCGGACATCGGCAATGGACTGCTCGAGGCCCCGGATGTCCCCGCGCCATCCGGAAATGTCGCGGTAGTACTCGGACCGGCATACGTACTCCTTTTCGATGGAGGCGATGCGGTCGCGCATGGCCGTTTGCTCCCTGTCGATGGAGCGTAGGGACTTGTCCAGCCTGATCATGGCGTAGGCCAGGACCGAAGCGACCGCCATCCATCCCCCGTTAGCCACCAGCGAGAGAAAGTTAAATTCCATTTTCGTACGCCTCCTGGCATGCCCTGCACCTGGTGCATCCGGGAATGGCCAGTCTCCGAGCCTCGGGGATGGGCTCCCCGCAATCCTCGCAACGGGCCAGGCTCTCCCGGGCCGGGGATCGGGAAGATCCTGCCCGGGAGAGGGCAGCCTGAATAAACCGCTCGGCCCGATTGTTTGCAATATCAATAATGTCCATCAGCAACACCCATCTGATCCAGCCAGTGCAGGAGTTCGGCAGTATCCTCCTCATCGATGCAGATACCGCCCTGGTCATTTATCGTCGCGCTCTCCAGCTCCGGAAGAGGAAGGGGATCCGGAGGAGCGCTTAAACCGGCGCAGGAACTCAGCAGCAGGACCACGCTCGACGCGATCAAAGCGTTCCTGAGCCCGGAAAGCACGGATTTTTTCGACCAGGGCGGACACCATGCGCACGACGAGAGAGAACGCTTCGAAGGCCCCATTCATTTTGCTCCCGTATCCTTTGCCTTGCCGACGAGACCGGCCAAAACCTCGACGACCTTGTAGGCCTTGGCCACGGCTTTATCGTCCTTTGGGGTCGGAGTCAGGGCGGTAATGGCCGAGGCGGCCATGCACACGGAACCTGCGGCAGCCACTATTTCCACGAGATGCCCGATTATCCAGTTGATGATTTCCATACTATCCTCCACGGGTAACAGATTTAGCGGTTATTGAAATCATTGGCGAAAATGCCGTTTGAACCCCTTGTGGGGGCAGATTCCATACCTGCCCACATACACCATCAATTTACGCCCCGAACACCAGGAACCCCTCCGCGAACACGTCACGGTTCCGGCAGTCGATATGTAACCACGAAACGTCCGCTTCAAAGGCCGTGACCAGCCATTGTCCCAGATCGCCGAGCACGAAGTCCGGAGCGTCCAGCAGGTCCTGCCGGATCTCTTCGGCGGTGCATCGCTGAGGGATCAGGTCCAGGGCGCGTCCGAACCGGTGCTGGGAGAGCAGCGCGCCGACATTGCACCCGGGCGCTCGCCAACCCCTGAAATGGTTGGTCCCGCCACAATGCCAGTCACAGCACACAAGCGGCCCGTATCTTCTGCGAAGCCTGTCCGCAGCACGAAGAATACGCTCGTCGAACACGTTCCACAGTCTGGACCCGTATCTTTCGAAACTGACCTGGTCGACCAGTTCGTGAAGCCCGAAGTATTCAGGATGAAACACTATGACCTCCATTGTTTTAGGTAGGGGTCCCGCCTTGTTCGCCCCACACGGTTCAAGCGCGGGACCCCTGGGGGGTATGGCAGGCTGAACGGGGGCGGCATCCCGTCAACCTGATGTGGACAGTAGAGGATCCTGATCCCGGCTGTGTCCACGCGGACACGTTTTTTCCCGGACAGGGGCAGATTCGGACCATGGAAAAGTTTTTGCGCCACCTGCGCGAGATCAAATTGAACGCAGACACCATCCCCGAAGAGATAGCCCCGTTCATCGTGGGCATGGTCCAGGACAACATCAGGGACGCCACCGGGCCACCCAACAGCCCCCTGACCAAGAGCCTCAAGGGAGACAAGGGGCCGCTCAAGGACACCGGGCAGCTGCGCAATTCCATCACCTACGTGCTCGAAGGTGACACGGTCGTGGTGGGGACCAACCTGAAACACGCGCCCATGCTCCATTTCGGTGGGGTCAAAAAGCCCAGGCATGCCAAGAAACTGGCCATCCCCCTGACAAAAACCATCCGAAAATGGACGGACATGAAAGGGGTCAAAGGGTTTTTGACCATGCTCGAAGGACAGGGGTGGAAGGTCTTTTTCAAGGACGAGTATATCGGAGGGACTCCCCCCAAAGGCGGGAAAAAATACGGGCTCAAGATGAAAGGAACCGATGCCAGGCTTCTTTTCGTCCGCAAGAAGTCCGTAACCATCCCCAAGAGACCGTTCATGCGCCTGACCAGGGAGCAGACCGAAGAGATCCGGGCCATCGCCCGAGAACACATAAAGGACGCTTTCGAAGCGTAGGGACGTCCCGGTCAACAATGTCAACCAGGTACCAGCCCCTCTAAAACCTAAAACAGGTGTGACCATGCAGCATATCGACAACCTGAAAGAGATTCTCGCCCAAACCCTGAACCTGACCACCATCGTGGAGCCCACCAAGGTGCTCGGGCCACGCGAGATACGCATTGCGGCGAAAAAAATCACCCTGACTCCCACCGAAGGGATCCGGCAGGAGGGGTGCACCATGGGTCAGACTTACAGGGTGGATGTGGCCCTTGCTATCTGCCTACGGATTCTCGGGGGGAACGATTCCGGGCGGTATACCAGGGATTGCACCCTGCAGGCGATCAAGCTTGCCGAGTTCTGGCAATGGAACCCGCTGATCAAGCTCGCCCATGTCGAAGAAGACCTGGGTGACGGGGTGGCCCTGGCAGGCGAGGCCGTCGTACACGACCCCAAGAAGACAGGCGGGGAATTCTACCGCATGGGCGAAGACGACCATGCAAGCGGAAAGCTCTTTCTCTACCGGGAAGACTGGGACGCCACCCTGACCACCCGGGCCGTGCGCACCTTCGACGTGCCGATGCTCACCAGGGTGACATTCACCACCCCGGACGGCTCTTCCTTCGAAGTGACATCGTAAAAAGAGGTACATCATGTGGGGATCCTACGGAGACATCATATTCACCCTGGACGGGACGCCCAGAGCAATAAGCGACATGTCCAAATACAAATACGCGGCCCACGGGATCATCGGAAGATACCCACGACATGAGTTCCTGGGCGAGGACGAACACGGCCTGGATATGGAAATCATTCTTTCCCGCGTGTTCTGCGATCCGGCGGACATGCACCTTGCCCTGTCGAGCTATGCCGCTGACGGGCTGTCTCAGCCCCTCATCGTCGGGCAGAGCTACGAAGGCGACTTTGTGATCGAGTCCGTCAAGCGGACCTTTGAGGATACAGATACCAGCGGCAACATCGTCACCCTGAAACTGCAGATCAAACTCACCGAGGTGAGAGAATGACCACCTATACCACCAGGGAGGGAGACCGCTGGGACACCATTTCCCAGGCGGTATACGGCAGGCCGGACATGTACTCGAAAATATGGACGGCCAACGAGGACGTCTGTGACGCATTGGAATACTGTCCGACCGTGCCCGGCGGGATCACCCTGGCCATCCCCGAGCTGACAGACGACGAACGCTACGCGCAGACCGAGGTGCCCCCATGGCGGAGGTAATCCATGCCCACGCCCTGATCGCATGGGCGGGCAGGGACGTGACCGAGAGCCTTGCCCCGTACATGGAAGAGCTGACCTATACGGACAGCGCGGAAAAGGGTTCCAAGGACGAACTGAGCATCCGCCTGAACAATACGGACGGCAGGTTCTGGAGGGACTGGTTCCCGGAGGCCGGAGACATTCTCGAGGCGTCCATTGTCTGGGAAGACAAAGGATCGCATCAAATGCCCCTGGGGGCCTTTACCATGGACCGGCTTGATTTTCGTTTCAGCCCGAAGACCTGCACGGTCCGGGCGCTTTCCTATCCGGACATGGCCCGGGATGCCCTCAAGCAGACCATGTCCCGGGCCTTTGAAAACACCTCCCTGGTACAGATACTGACGACGCTGGCCGGCGAATGCGGGCTCACCCCGCTTATCGACTGCCCGGACGTTCCGCTTGCCCGTCTGGATATGCGATCGGAAAGCGTGGAACATCTCTGCGTAAGGCTTGCCCGGGAATACGGATGCAAATTCAACGTCAAGGGCGGCTATCTGGTATTCGACAACACCCCGTACCCCCAGTCCCTGGCCCTCGATCTGGACGCGAACAAGGACGTGATATCGGGCAACCTGAGCCTCAAGCCACGCGAACGGGTCAAGGCCGCACGTATGGACTATTACGACCCGGAAACCAGAGAAAACGTCACCTACACGGCAGGAGACCCCCAGGCATCGGGCGACCAGGTGAAAAAGATCTACGGCCAGGCCCGGTCCATGAAAGAAGCCCGGCAAAAATGCGAACAGGCCATGACAGACGGCAACATCAAGGATCTGACCGGTGATCTGACCCTGATCGGACTGCCCGTATGCGCGGGCACCACCGTGACCATAAACGGCCTGGGGAACCTGTCCGGCGAATACGAGATAAGCCGGGCCGTGCACTCCATGACCCGTACCGGCGGCTGGACTGTCCGGACAACAATCAACAGGGCGAGGGATTAACACCGTACCCGCCACATCAATGCAACCCCGGAGATCCCCATGATCGACATGACAGGCCTGGAAAAACCCGAAATGCTGGACGCAACCTACGACCAGGTTCTTTCCGATCTCAAAGGCCAGTACAAGGAGGCCACAGGTGCCTATCCCCTGGCATCCTGGCCGGAAACGTTTTTGCTGGAGACCATCGCCTACCAGCACATCCTCATCCAACAGCTCATCAACCAGGAGTCCTTGAGCAACCTGCTGGCCTTTGCCAAGGGGGCCAGGCTGGACCACCTGGGCGCGCCCTGGCCAATCCGGCCGATTCCCTTGCGGCCAAGCGTATCGTCAACGTGCCGGCACGCGGCATCGGTGCCGTCACCATCGGTCGCATTGCAGCCTATGAGGAAGAAGCCGGCGGGTTCCTG